GGCGGCGGGCTGGCGTTGGTGAATCTGCGCGCGCGATTTCAGAAGACGAAAAAACGGGCAAAAGCGCGCAAAAGCACGCAATCACAAGGGTTTTATAAGGTTGGCTTGCGTGAAGACGGTTTCACAAGCCAAAAGGCCAAAACAGGCCGGAATGAAAAGGTTTGAAGTCCATTTTGAGCTTTCAGGCGAGGTTGAACTCCATGTTTTGAGCGGGCTTAGCACCGGCCTTAAAGGCGGGTTTAACTTTCCGTTTGGAACCCTTCAAAAGACGGGCAGCGGCGGCCATATCGCGCGTCGGATCGGCGGCGGGGGGTGTTGGCAGGCGACCGGCCATCAAAAGGGCGTGGCTGGCCAAAGAACGCACGGATTTGGCTTCCTGGTAGATTTCATCCCAGTGAATCTTGTAGTGGGATTGGACTACGCGCCCGAGCCAGGCCGGGCGGTATTTTATGGCGCCGGTATTGCCTTGCTGAAGGGCTAGCATAATCGTTTCCAGGAAGATCTCTTTTTGGCGGGCAGCGGGGAGGGTTACGCCACGATCTTCGAGGTAGGTTGCGGGCCACAAAACAACCCACATCAGGAGGCGGCGTTTGTCCTTGGAAAAACCGGACGGATCGCCATCGTAAAACTTGCGGGCGATTATGCCCAAAAGGTCATCGGTCAACTCGCTGGAAACGGTCGGTTTCATCAGAAGGGTTTTTCGACTTTTTCAGGCTCCAAAATGGGAAGGATGGGAAGCATGGGAGTGATGGGGGTCCGGGCTTGGACGCATGCCGCGCAATCGCACTCGACGCCGGCCTTGGTTTTCATCTGGTGGATGGTGTCTCCGGCGGCGTTGCGGAGACCGTTCAGCCAGCGGCTGAGGGTCCATTGAATCTGACTCAGTTGGGAGCCGCAAAACTTCTGTTTGCCGGTGTCGCGATCGCGCCGGAAAATTGGCCGGGCATCCAGGTCCATCAAGGTCATGCCACGGGCGGGGCGATCCAGTTTCCACCAACGGTTTTTGTCCTCCAGAATCTTGGCGATGTCGGCGGCGAGTTGCTCGCCCCGGTACAGTTCCAGGCAGGGGATGATTTCCGTCAGAATTTGATTCCGCAGGACGCGCGCTTGGTTCAGCGCCGGGTCAACCGCTTCACGGCCGGCCCGGACGCTCACGCCCAAAAGACATTGCAGTTCGGCCATCAACTTGGTGCATTCGTCCAATCGCTCAATGTCGTCAGTGCTGGTCAGTGGCCGGCCCAAAATCTCACCGAATTTGGCCAGGCGAAAATTGCGATCGCCGGACTTCCATCCACGATCTTTGCAGACCTTGGCCCAGGTGATCATGATGGATGTGCGTTGGGAGGGGGTGATGTTCATTTGGCAGCCCTCCGAAGGGTACAGGTTTCCCAGCCGGCAATGGCAAGTGCGCGCGTTAAAAGCGCGATCGCTTTCTGGTCGCCGACATCGGGGTTTTCGCGGCCTTCCAAAACCTTCAAAGCTGATTCAGCTTCTGCCCTGGTGATGGTCCAATCCTCTGTGGATTTAGGTTTCGGGTGTGAACGGAATTTGAAGTGATATTTCATATGCGTTGCCAGGGTTCGAGGTAGGGCAGGCCAAGGTACGTGAAAATGTCCTTTTCCGAGGTGACCCGGACAAGGTTGTCTTTTTCATCGGTGAAGCCGGAACCGTATGGATGCCATTTCCATCCACGCGCCTGGGCGGCGACTGCGATGCGGGTATTGTGCTCGGCGCTGCCGGTGCGGCAGACGAGATAATTCCACCAATTGGCCGGCGTGGCGGTGAATAGGTCAACTGGGATCCCGCTCGCGACGTGGACCGCCAGCTTGTTCTTCTCGCCCCAAATGTTTGAGCCGCTCACATTTGGACGATGTCGGATAATTTCTTTTTGGAGCAAGCTGCTCAAAACCTCATCTGCCAGGCTGATTTGGGTCTGGTAAAGAAGATCAATATTACGCCATTCCAGTTTCGGGATGAATAGAATTTCCACGTCGCCAACGTCCTGTTTGCGGCGGCGGAGCGAACCAGCCACGATCAGGTTGTCAGTGAACGGCCTAAGGGCGTCGCAAAGCTCTTTGGCGACCTTCAGGGCGTCGGCGCGGGGATAGCGGACTTTGCTCATAGCTCGATGGCTAGATGTTTGCTCATAATTTATTTTCCCGCCGGCACATCCTCGTCGCTGAATTTGCTCCGGCTCTCGAAGCGCGTATAGGGTTTCAGGAACGTCAGGTGTACGTCGCCGGTGGGGCCGTTGCGCTGCTTGGCGATCAGCCAGTTGACCGGGATGCCGTCCGCCTCCGCTGCGCTACGGCGCGACGAGTCTTCCTCTTCGTCGCCTGGGTCGGGTTTATAGAGCAGCCCGACCAGGTCAGCGTCCTGTTCGATGCTGCCGGATTCGCGCAGGTCGCTCAGGCGGGGCTTGCGGCTCTTGTCTTTCTCCAGTTCGCGGTTGAGCTGGCTTAGCACGATCACGGGCACGTTCAATTCCTTGGCCAGCGCCTTGACGCCACCTGAGATTTCGGAAATTTCCACCTGACGATTCTCCTGGGCTTTCCGGCTGCCGGAATTCATCAACTGGAGGTAATCAATCACAAAGAGCTTGATACCATGCTGCGCGTGCATCCTCCGGGCCCGCGCGCGGAGCTGGAGGATGGACAGCGCGGCGGTGTCGTCAATGTGGAGGGGGGCGGCATTAATGCGAGTGGCGGCGAGTTGGAGCTGGGGGACGTCGGCCTGGCTCATGAAGCCGTCGCGGATGTTGCGGAGGTTCACCCGGCCCAGGGAACACATCATGCGGAGGATCAAGCTCTCGCCGGACATTTCGAGGCTGAACACGCCAACGGGCAAATTGAGTTCCAGGGCGACGTGTTCGGCGATGCCCATGGCGAGCGAGGTTTTACCAACGGAGGGGCGGGCGGCGATGACGATCATTTCGGCGCCATGCAGGCCGTCCGTCATTTTGTCAAAGTCTGTGAAGCCGGTGGCGATGCCGCTGATCTCACCCTGACGGCTGAACATCTTTTCAATCGTGCCCAGGGCGGAGTTGACCAGGTCGGCGCGGTTGCGGGTGCCGGACTGCACCCGGGAATCGTTCACCTGGTTGATGTCCTTTTCCACTTCATCCAAAAGCTGCTCAACGTCGCCCTCGAAATCGTAGATGCGGCTCACTGTGGCCGTGCAGGTCTGTACCAATCGGCGGAGCAAGTATTTCTCCTGAACGATTTTCAGGTAGTAGGCCAGGTTGGCGGCGCTGGGGACAACATCCTGCAACTGGCTCAAATAAACCATGCCGCCAACCTGTTCCAACATCTGCGCGTCCTTTAACCGCTGTTGAACGGTCATTAAATCCACCGGGACGCGGGCGTTGAACATCTCCGCCAGCAGCTCGTAAATGGTCTGATGGCGGAGATCGTAGAACGCGGCCTTGCCGTCGTCTTTCAGGGTTTCTATGCACTGGCCAATGCAGGTGTTGGGGTCAATCAGACAGCAGCCCAACACGCCCATTTCCATTTGCAGGTCGTGGGGCGGCAGCCGGTCCACGGCGGCATTTGCGGAATCGCCGCGCTGGCGGCGGGTGCGTTTCAGGTCTGTGACGGATTCGATCATGGGACCTATTCGGTCATTTGTTTTCAGCGAAGAAGCAAGCCGCTTCCTCAAGGTTGTTTGAGAATGTCATTGCCATTGTAAAGTCGCCAGATCGGTTGCTATCGGCGAGGGCGCCGATGGCACCGCACTGCGACGGGGCGTCGCAGCTACGGGTGAAGCGTTGCTTCCCAGATGCCACAGCCCGGCGCAATTTCCTTCAAGGCGATCCGCGTCTCGATTTCGTCGCGGTCGGCAGTCGGTTCCGCGAATTTTATGAACGCTTTGGCGGCGCAATGCCCCGCGCCGATGCTCGCGGGGTCGGACGTGCAACTGGCGGCAACGCCTAGGGAATAATCCGCCCCGCCCAAACTGGCGCTCGCGCTAAAGGCGCGATAGCGTTTGGTGTCCTGGCCGTGGGGACTGACGAGTTTGATGATGATCTTATTCATTCCAAATCCTCCATTCTGCCGGTTGCGTCGCTGCCGCATTTTTCCGCGAGTTGCGGAAGTTCAAACCGACTGACCGGTTCGTTGCGGTAGTGGTCCATCAAACCGCGCGCCACTTCCTCGCTTACCGGATTGATGGAATAGATCGCGCCTGGGCCGTACAGACGTGTGAACGCGGGCTGGCCGTCGTAGCTGGGCACGTCCACGCGCAGAAACGCGCCGCCGGCGATTGTGGACTCGCTGACTTTGCCCACAATCTTCTGGTGGCCGAATAGTTCGACCAACGCCCACTCGTTGAAGGTACATTTTTCGGCGCTCATGATTGCACCTCCTTGGAACTCGCGGGCGAGACGCCCGCGCCACTAGCCGCCTCACCGAGCGATTTCTGCACCAAGGTTTCAATGTCATCGTCATTGGCGCGCACGACGGCCTTGTCGGCGCCGGACACGATGTTGCAGCCGAGTTTCTGGAGGATCTCCTTGGGCAGCTTCTTGAACGCGGCCTTGATGACACTGACGGAACGGTCCAAGAGCGTTTTGCCCTGGGCGGCCGGCAGCAACGTTTCAATGCGGTCAACCAGGATTTCTTCCGGCGGGAGCGTGATGGTGTCGCGCTCTTTCTCGAAGCCCACGGTGATGCCGGCAATTTCGCGGGTTTTGGGTTTGACGAACAGGTCTCGGCCCGTTTGGAGGTTGGCCAGCAAGGAGGCGCGCGAGGCGGCGCAATCGTTCTGGATGATGCGGATGTTATCGTCAAATTCGCGCGTGGCGAGGTTGACGGCCTTTTGCCGGGCCTCGAATAATTTTCGCAGGCGGGCGCGGCTGGCCGCGAGATCACGGCAGTTGTTTTCGATTACAGTCATTTCGTTCATGGTGTGTCTTTCTTTTTTTGGTTTCGGTTTTGGCTCACAAAACTGGCGAGGCGCCTTGGGGTCCGGCGGACGGGGCGTCCGCCGGCACACGCGAGGCGCGTGTGCTCCCCGCAGCTTCCGATCGGAGGCGGGCGCGTTCGGCGTTCACGAGGAACAGCTTTTGCATTCGCAATTCAGCGAGCCGGTTGACTTGTTTGGCCTCCATGTTGTTCAACAGGAGGCGTTGCGTTTCAATCGCCAGCGCGTGTTGCGCGACGACCAGTTGCAGGATGGCGATTTGCGCCACCCGCTTGCTTTGATCTTTGCTTTCAGTGCTCATTTTTTTTCTCTCCGGTTTGCTGGACGGTTGTCCAGCGGTTGTTTTCGGCTTCGATTAGTTGCTGGACTTGGGCTTCGGCCTCCATGCTCTGGCAGGCCGCCAGGCGCGCGTCCAGTTCGCGCAGCCGGGCTAAATGGCATTTTTCGGCGGTCTTATGGAACGTGACAAGGGTGATGTTCATGCTCATGCTTCTTGGTTCACCGCCAGCAGCTCCAGCCTGGTGGCGATGGCGCGGTTCAGTTTCAGCGCGGCTTTGAAGTCGCGCTCTTCGATCAGGTCCACTTGCGCGTGCAGCGCGATGGCCAGGGGCTGATCGTGTTTGGCCAGCATGAAAAATGCGGTCGGAAGTTTTTCGACCAGCTTGTTTTCGGCGGCCTGGGCGGCGGGGGATAAGGTTATGCTCATATTTTTATTCGTGTAAT